CCCGACAACAGGGCCTCATTGTCGCTCCTCCCGATCATTCCGATCCATCTCCTCCCCAAAATACTTAAAATAAACTGTTGACAAATCAGGAAATCAGTATGCCAATCACTTTCCGATGGCAGGAGCAACAACTGGAAATCGTCTAACCTCCCCAAAGCCAACCAGCAATGGCAAGCATCCCGGCGGTAGGCCCAAGATTGTCTTTGACCTAGACTTGGTTGAAAGACTCGGAGGACTCAATGCCACCTTGGGTGAAATGGGGACTTTGCTCAACTGTTCGCACGATGTTATCCAGCGCCAAATGAAGATTGACGGCGGTGAGTTTCGCGTTGCCTATGAAAAAGGGAAAGCCAAACTTAAAACTTCTCTCAAACGTAAGTTGATTCAACAGGCTTTGGAAAAGGATAATGTGATAAGCTTGATCTTTGCCTTGAAGAATGTTTGCGGCTTTACAGACAGAGCCGAAGTGAATGTTGAACATTCGGGTCATCTGATAACGGATGAAAAAACTTTGATGAACACTTGGAGAGGAATGTTAGGGGCTCCAGAGGTCGAAAATAATTAAATGGACAAGGAGAAACGCGCAAAAGCTTTGTTTAAGCTCATGTTGCCTTATCAGCAACGATGGGTTTCGGATGAATCGCGTTTCAAGATTTGGCTTAAATCCCGCCAAATTGGGGGTTCATTGGGGTCAGCCTTTGAAGCTGTTGCCAGTTGTCTCGATAAACCCAATACAGATTGGGTAGTATTATCCGCAGGGCAAAGACAATCGGAGGAATGGATGCTCAAAGGGAATCGAGTGGCCAGAATGGTTTCAGATGCTCTTGCACTTGATAAACCTGACTGTCGAACCAGCGAGGTGAGGTTCACCAATGGCTCAAGAATCCTTGCCCTCCCGGCTAACCCGGACACCGTGCGTGGCTATTCAGCCAACCTAGTGCTGGATGAGTTTGCCTTCCACGAAAGGCCTGATCGAATCTATGAGGCCATTTATCCTGCAATCTCCAACCCATTGAGGGGAGAGCTAAAGCTCCGAATCATTAGCACACCGGCAGGGCGCAATTCCAAGTTCTTTGAGATATGGAACAAGTCGGAGGAACTGAACTTTGTAAGGCATAAGACAACCATTCATTCAGCAATCGAAGAAGGGTTGCCAATGGATGTTGAGGCTTTGAAGCTTGGATTGGATGACCCGGAAGCTTGGGAGCAGGAATATGAATGCGAGTTTGTGGATGCCACCAATGTGTTGCTTCCCTATACCCTCATTGATGAATGCGTGAGTGATGAGGCAACCCTTGATTGTGAGGAGCAGAATGGAGGGGCTGTTCGGTTTGTAGGCATAGACATTGGCCGAAAGCATGACCTGACTGTAGCGTGGACTCTTGAAAAGGTTGGGGATGTAATGTGGACGCGGGAGGTTTTGGTTCTCCGAAACACCCCTTACCATTTGCAGGAGGAGCTTCTGTCTGATCGCATCAACAGGGCTACCCATGCTGCCATTGACTCAACAGGGATTGGCAACGCAATAAGTGAATCCTTGGCCAAGCGGTTTGCCTTTAAGCTGGAAGAATGCACATTCACGCAAGGCCTCAAGGCAAAGATATTCCCCGGTTTACGCAGGGCATTCCAAGAGAGGGGCATCAGGGTTCCACGGGACAGGGCCATTCGGGAGGATTTACATTCGGTCAATGAGTTGACTACGCCGGGAGGCAACAAACAGTACAGGGCATTGAGAAGGGCAGATGGCCATGCCGATAGGTGTACCGCATTGGCTTTGGCCAACTATGCCGCTCTGTTGAACCAAGGGTCAGGGGCAATTCAAGATACAGATAACATAATGCTTGGCCGAGCAAAGCTCGCCGGGTTAAGGCCTACGCTGGTATGATCGCAGAATTAAGTAACCGTTTGAGTAACTTGTTCACTGCCAAAAAGGGAGTGAATGGGGCCTCCATTGGTCGGAGGGTTATTACACCCAACAACCGCGACCGGATGGACAGCAATTCATTGGGGAGCAAACAAAGCCCAGCCAATGTAATCGCAATCCTCCGCACGGCCTTGAACGGGGATATTCGGCAGCAATACCAAGTCTATGAATTGATGGAGGATTCATGGGCAAGGCTGGCAAAGAACCTACACGAACTAAAGAGTGCAGCGGCAGCGGCCAGTTATACCGTCATGCCATTTACCGAGAGAGGGGAAAGGCCAACAGACTCCGCTCAAGAGAAAGCAGACTTTGTTCAGTATGCAATTGATGAATGGGTGGGTAATCCAATTGAAGGCACCAATGGATTCCGCAATGCCATTTATGATTTGTGTGATGGGGTTGGAAAGGGGTTCAGCGTTCAGGAAATACTTTGGGAAGCGAAGCCAGAGGGGATTTGTCCCAAGTCAACCTACTTCTGTCATCCCCGTTATTATTCGTTCCCCTATGACAAACCTGATCTGATGCTTTCCCCACAGGGAGATGGTGTTTATGAGGAGTTCCCACAAAACAAGTTTCTCATTGGCATCTACAAGAACCGTTCAGGCAACTCGATGGGCTATGGCTTGTTGAGGCAATTGGCTTATTGGTGGAGTGGTCAGAACTTCTGCCGTGATTGGTTGCTTAACTTTGCACAGGTATTTGGTCAGCCATTGAGGTGGGCAACCTATGACCCCGGTGCAGCGGCCAACATTAAGAACGACATTGCTGATATGCTGGAGAACATGGGTTCAGCGGCATGGGGGGCGTTCCCGGCAGGGACACAGGTAGAGTTCAAGGAGGCAGGGAAAACAGGACAGGACAATCCTCAAAGCTATTTCATCCAATTGGCCGACAAGCTTTGTGACATAACAATTTTAGGCCAGACCCTCACGACTGATGTGGGTGATTCAGGGAGCAGGGCATTAGGTGATGTGCATGAGGAAGTCAGGCGCACCCGGTTGCAGGATGTGTGTGAATGGGCAGCGGATGTCCTAAATGAGCAACTGGTTTCTTTCATGTGCGAGTTGAATTATGGCAACAAGTTTGAGATGCCAAAATTGGTTCCTGATTTGGCAGGGCCAGCCGACCCAACCTTGGAGGCTCAACGTGACCAGATACTTTTAGGGAGCGGAGTGGAGATGCCACGGGAATGGTTCTATGACCGGCATGATGTTCCCATCCCACAGGCAGGGGAGGAAATCATTACCGCACCAGAGCCACCCCCAATGCCGGGGCCGATGTTCGGGAAGGATGGAGTGGTGGAGGCTGCGGAGAGGGCAGAACCGGGGCCAAGGGACAAGCTCTTAAACCGAGTGATAGAGGATGTGACAGGAGTGAGTTCAGAATGGCTTGCCCCAGTTAAACCCGCATTTGTTCAGTTGGTGAATAAAGCGATGGACGAGAGCGTTTCAGATGAGGACTTTTTGAGGGCGATAACCAAGGCATCCAATACGATGCCAGAGTTGTTCGACGATTTGGACACAAAGACTTTGCAGGACGCAATGGAACGCAACATGGGAGCGGCAATGGTGAATGGAGCCGTGAAGCGTTTTGAAGCTTCCCCTGATGCCAAGCTTGAGGAGGCACCAATATGATTGCGACCAAGGTAGAATTGCCCTCTGGCATAGATCGCCTGAAGTTCACCGATGAGGAACTGACAGGAGTTCTCAAGGTGGGGGCAAGGGGTGTCTCTCAATATCTCCGCAAGTTTTACCGGGAGAAGAATGGCAGGGAGAAAAACAAGCTGGGAGGACGAAGGACTCATTTCTGGAACAGGGTTGGCAACACCGTGAATAATGGTGACCCAAACAATGCCAACAAAGCTGAACCTATTGTGGAAAGCCCCGGTCGCGTTGTGGTTACAATAGCCAGCCCCATCCTCCCTCACAAGATCAAGGGTGGAACGATAAAGCCGGTGCGGTCAGGCATACAATACCTCACCATTCCGCTTGTTGCAGAAGCCTACGAAAAAAGGGCAAGGCGTTTCCCTGATCTGTTTGTTATCAAGAGCAAGAAGGGGAATCTGCTTTTGGTGAAGCCAGACAAGTCGAGCGGGAGTGTTCCGCGCCAGAAGTTCAATGCCAAGAAGGAGGCAAAGAGGAAGCTGCCCAAGACAGAGCGGCCCAAGAGGGAAAACAAGGAATTGGGCTTGAAGGTGCCAGAGAGGGAGACACCGACGATGCAGGCCGAATCAGGGTTTACCCCATACTATCTATTAAGGAAGTCAGTTACGCAAAAACCTTGGCCTAATAGCATCCCAACGGAGCAACAGATTACGGATGTGTTTAATGAGGAGGTGAAGGCATACGCAAAGGTTCTTGATGAAAGGAAAGCTGCCTGATGCCTTTACCGACTCCAAATGGTGAACCCAAAGAGGAATTTATTTCAAGCTGTATGGATAACGAAACAATGAAAGAGGAATTTCCAGACACAGGCCAAAGGCTTGCGGTGTGCAATAGTCAGTACAAGGCCAAGGGCTACGAGGTGCAGGATATTGTTCACGCAATCAGCACCTTTCTGCCTGATGACGAATTGCCTCAAGAAATCCAATACCTCCCGCCGGGAACCCATAGCATCACGGCGACGAAGAATGGTAAACCGGCTGAATTGACTTTGGAGGTGGATGCTCAGACGGCAAATCTCCTCCAAAAATCATTTGACAAAATCACGGCTGGCGACAAGGAACAGGTGTTCATCGACTTTAACCATGACGATGGAGAGGCCAGCGGATGGGTTACGGGATTCTATTGGGCCGGGGCTGACCCCGATACGGGAGGGGTTCGGGCCAAGGTAGAATGGACAAACGCAGGGGAAGAAGCCTTGCAGGGAAGGAATTTTAGGAAGTTCTCGCCAACTTTCACACTTAATTCAAAGGGTGAGATTGAAGGCACGACTTTGAATGCGGGAGGTTTAGTGAATCGGCCAGCGTTCAAGGACATAACACCGATAGTTGCCAGCGATGGTGAATATCAAAAAACTGACAGTAACATGGCAGAAATAATCGAAGAAAAGAAAAAAGAAGAAGTCGTGAGTCAGGACGATTCCAAGAAAAAGGAAGAAGTCACTGCTCAGGAACAGCTGGCCGAAGTGAAGAAGGAAAACGAAACACTAAAGGCCAAAATCAAGGCATTGGAAGGCGACAAGGAGAAGGAGCAAGAAGTTGCTGCTCAATCTGCCGTTGACAAAGCTACAGAGGACGGGCGCATAGCTCCAAAGGATGAAAAGGTAAAAGCAAAGTGGGCATCCATTTTGAAAAACGACCCTTCAGCCATTGTGTTGCTAAACGCGCTTCCCGTGAATCCCGCCTTTCAGCGTGTGGTGCAAGCCAAGCGTCAGGAAGATGGACAAATTGGAAACAACAGCGAAGCGCAGATGCGTGCCGCCAAGGAGTACCAAGCAAAGAATGGTGATTGCTCGTTTGAGCAAGCTTGGGATGCCACGCGGTATGAAAGCCCACAACTGTTTAACTAAAACTAGGAGATAAAAACATTATGGCAGGAGCATTGACAAGAGATACGGCGATATTCGCGATTGCGAGTTCCGCAGACCTTACCGGCAAGGAAGGTTACGCAGTAAAGATTGCTGCGCTTAAAGCGGAGATTGCAACAGCGGTAGATGACGTTTTTGGGGTGGTTCTCGATGGAGAAACAACCGCAGGTAAAAACACGATTGCATCCATAGCGGGGGCAAGCGGGACGGTAAAGGTGAAACTGAGTAACACGGTTGCCCTTGGTGGAAAACTAATGGTACACACCGATGGAACTTGGAAGGCGCATACCGGCAGTAACACCGTATTCGGGGTGGCTATGGAAGCTGGAACTGCAACTGAATTGGTTGAGGCGGCTTTGTGCATGGACACACTCGTTGACGCATAAACGATTGAGTCAGTAACGTCTAACAATTAGGAGACTAAAACATTATGGGACTAAGAGCAGAAGCATCAGTCAATCCGACCCTTACCAATTATGCGTCAGGAGTTCTGAACGACTTACAATCAGCGACAGCCGATTTCCTTGCACCTCAAGTACAGGTGCCAGCGACTATCGGGCAATATAAGGCATACGATGATAAGAATGCCTTCCAGATACACGACACCTCTCGCGGGGTAGGTGGGCCAGCAAGACGCATCTTTATGGATGTGAGTGAGCCGACCTATAACTGTCTGCCTCAAGCTTTGGAAATCACAATTGATGATTCCGAGCGGGACGCAGCCGGGACTCTGAATCCTTTGGATTTGGAACAGGCGAAGGTCAAGACCCTTGTGCAGAGCAGCGTGCTTTCGCATGAGCGTCATGTCATTACCACAGTAAACGCTGCGGTAACTGCCAACGGTGATACTGTTGGTGGTGGAGTGATGGGTACATGGAGCGCCGCAGGAACCGATCCTGTTGTGCAGATTGATTATCTCATTGAGGCAATCGCCAAGGCAACGGGGCAGCTACCAAACTCAATCCTTATGGGGATGACGGCTTGGAGGCGTTTCCGCAACAATGCCAAGGTTATTGAGAAGCAACCGGGTGCAGCGCTTATTGGGTTAAACCAAGGGCAAGCATCTGCAATGCTTATCAATCCATCAACGGACATTCGTTTGTCCACAATGGCATACGACACGACCAAGGAAGGTAAAACACGCAGCCAAGCATTCGTGAATGGCGACGATGTTTACATCTTTGTGCGTAGTGCAAGCCCGACCATCTACGATCCTTCAGCATTGAAAACCTTTGCTGGTGGCCGTGGTGGTGTAAGTGCGGTGCGTGAGTACCGTGACGAGAGCAGTCGATCAGACATTTATGCTGTTGATTGGAGCCGTGATGTAAAAGTCACCTCATCAATCAGCATAGCGCGAATTACAACCTCGTAAGCTGACATCAACAACAAACGGGGGGGAGGGGTGCTCATTCCCCTTCCCTCCATCTTTAATCGAATTTTTTAGGAAGGAATAAGACAATGGCAAATCCACTTTGGTGCAATAATGTTACGCCGACAGGCGCGGGTACGGGCAGAGTTAGTCAGACCACGGAACAGCTAATTAGTTCCAACGGAAGCCGTACCTCAATTACTTTACAGAATCTTGGCACAGACGAAATTCATGTTCGCCTAGATGCCACCACCCCTACGGTATCCAACGCTCATTACTTAATGTCTGCACCTTCCTCCAGCCTTGGGGGAGATGGTGGGTTTTTGAAAGTGGACGGATATGTGGGGGCAATGAAAGTGTATGCCGGGGGGAGTAGCTTCACGGTTCAAATAGTGGAATATCAGACAACATGAGCGCAACACTTGTAACCCCAAAAACAACGAGTGGTGGGGAAATAATCACTCACCTCATTAACGCCACAGATGGCGAGGGCCTCCACTTCGACGGTGCGGCTGGCAACATCGACATTGCATCGCCGCCCGACTTGGGAACGAAGTTCTC